GATCGCGCTTGTAGAAGTCAGCGTAGCCGGCGCGGCCACTCACGGACTCGTAGTGAAGCCTGATCCACTCCATGATCTGCTGCGAAGCAGACGGAGCAATCGGGTCGTACAGGGTGACCGACATTTCTGAGAACTTGGTCTTACCTGCAAGGTAGCGTGTGGCGTTGATGAACCCGATTTCGATCGACTCGGTCTCAAAAGAGGGCCGAGCCGCGGTCTTCATCAAGAATGCGTCGACACCCTCGATCTGGAGGACCCACCGAAACTTGCGCTTCGGCTCATACTTGTTCGGGAGCATGTCAGTGACGGAGAGGGTCTCGGCCATGGTTCAAGTCTCCTTTGGACGTTGGTAAGTATCTAGTTGCTGGAGTTCTGTTCAGGCTGGTTCGCCCATGACGCTTTGACCTTGACCAGCACCCTGCTTATCAAGGATGTCAAGAGTAGCATCAAGGAAATCGGGCCAGTCATCATCCATGAGACCAGCTTCACCCATTGCAGTGTAGACAAGATCTTCGACCTCAGCGTCCATCATGCTGTTGAGTGAGTTACCGTGCTCTGCTGAAATCTGGGCTGCAAGCTCTTCGGGTGAACCTGACGAGATGCTCGTGATTTCTGCGAGAATCATCTTTCGCAACGCTGAGCGTGTGAGCTTCATTCGTATTCACCAGCAGCACCCGAAAGTGCGAGACGGCGAGCTGGAGCATCTCGCTCTTCATCGTAGACATCCATGCCTTCACGGTCATCAGCAAAATCCTGGAGTGATCCTTCGACCTCTCCCATGACAAGCGAGCGCATGTCTCTAACTTCGTAGCCCTTTGAGCTCAATACAGCGAAAAGAGAATCAAGCGCTCGATTCAAATCTTCAACGGCAGACTGCTGTGAACTCTCTAGAAGACGCATCTCCTGGAGAATAGCACGTCGCAGACTATTTCGTGTAAGCTTCATGAGAATCTCAGTAGATGCTATCGAAAACGTGACCTACACCTTCCATGATGATGGAACGCACAATGTCATGATCTTCGATTCCAGCGGCGTACATGTCGTCAGCAAGTTCACGAAGAGCATTCTGTACTCCGTGATGCATCAACTCGTCACGAGCGAGCAAGCCAGCGTCGCCTTCGTCAGCTGCAGCCTCTTCCCATGATGCTGACGGAACACCAGGAGGACCTTCATTGAGTGACTTCATCTCTCTCAAGATCAGAGAGCGAAGGGATTCACGTGTAAGCTTCATTAGACAACCGCACCTGCGTTGGTGATGACGAAGTCCAGGGACACGAACTCGATGGTGCGGGTCGGCTGGAGGAAGATCTTTCCACGAATCGTGTTGTTTTCCACATCGGCCTGAGTGGTCGTTGTGGTATCAATCTTGACTCGGAAGCGCTCAACGCCCTGGAGCTCTTGGATGCGCTGGAGGCGTGGGCGAACCAGTGCTTCAAAGCGTGCCAGTGTGCTGTCTCGGTTAGGCTCAAAGATGACCCGCCTGGAGAGCATCTTAACCTGACGACGAATCTCGATTAGGAGACGACGTACGTTGACACGGTCAAGTGCACTCTGCGTTGCGAGAAGCGTCTTCTGACCCCAAACGACCGGACCCTTAGTTCCAGGGAACGTTGCGATTGGGTTGATCTTGGCGTCGTAGAGGACATCCAAGTTCTTTCGTCCCAGCGAAACAACAGTCTCGAGAGTAGAGTCCAGTGCTCCTCGGTTGAAGCCTGCAGGTGCGAACCACGGGTGAGCAACCTTGTCATTCAGAGACATGGCACCCAGGACAACAACCGAAGGCGGAACCTGGACATTTGTCAGCGTGAACGGGTCAGTGACGACAGCATCTGGGAAGTATGCCGCAGCGAAGCTGGTGTCCAGGTTACGGCTTGTGAAAGCCGCCGCGGTGTTCGTTACGCTAATGTCCTGGATAGCTGACGAGGTAACCACACTGTCAACAGTGTCTCGCTCATCGATGTCCATGATGTACAGAGCGTCGAATCGAGTCTCAACGACATCGATCGCCTTGTCCGAAACCACGCTGTGACGAATACCTGGGACTGCAAGAAGCTTGATGTCAACCTCTGAAGTCTCACCCATGATGTCGAGAGCCTTCTTGAAGGCCATGACAGTAGGACCGTCATCCTGTCCCTGGTTCGCGTCATCCATCTCCTGGATGATTGCTGCATTAACCAGATCTGTCTTGTTCGGGTCAAAGATATTGACTCCGTCGAATCCGCCCTGGATGATGAAGGAGAACTTAGCGTAGGTCTTGACAGTTAGGTCGCCGAAGTCATCGTTAACGCTAAGCGCACGAGTCTTGTTTGCAGCGTTAGCTGAGATGTTGCCCTGTCGGACGTACGAGGCGGATGCCCACTCCTTTGCATCGGCGAGTCCGTTGGAGCCAGTACGAACCTGCACATTCTCGAGAGAGAATGAGTTGTTGTTGAACCGGTCGCTATCAAGAACCGTTCCGCCAACGTCAGCTGTTCCAGCGTTATCACCAACCCACGGCGACTGCCAAGTGGTGTGGAACTTCGGCTGGTACTTCGTGTAAGATGCAATCGTTGGATCGGGAACCAGCGAAGAGTTAGGTTCAGTGATGCTGGTCTTCCGCTCGAACTGCACTCCCCAGTAGAAGTTGCTGTTCTCTGTGAGCTTGGGATCCACACCCGTTGCAATGCTCTCTCGGAAAGGAACCGGAGGCTCAACCAGACGAGTGAACGCAAGGTTTGCACCTGCGTTGAACTGGTCAGTCACACCTGCAATGGTCGTCATGATAGACGAGCCAGAAGTTGCCAAGTGGTGAGGGCCGCGGAATCCGACGGGAAGCGCGGTTGAATCAACCTCAGCATCTTCAACTGACTGATTCATCTCAACTCGAACGAGTGCAGAGAGGTTCGGGAAGCTTCCCTCAAGAACTAGACGCTGACCGTCCGAATTCTTGTCGAAGTCCCAGTACCAATACTGGTCGCCAATGATCTTAGCAACGTAACGCTCAGAGCTTGGGTTGAGGCTAAGCTTGAGGAAGGACTCGAGAATGACTGGATCATCATCGTTATCGTTGAAGTCTCTGACTAGCAGGTCGAAGGTTCCGTAAAGATCCGTCTCAGAAGTAGACTTAGCCACGTTCCGAATGGAGATCTTGAATCTCGTGTTAGCAAAAGCGCCGTCGGACAAGGCGTGAACCTTGAACAGATTGACTGGGCTTCCACCGAACTTCTGCGAAGTAACGTAAGGCGAGAACGGCGTGATGTACCGATCTTCGAAGCTCTCAAAGTTGGGAATCGTGGTTGAACCCACGTTGCGTGCCAACGATGATGTCAGAAGGAAGGCAATCGGGTGGCGACCGCCATCGATTCCAGCACTTGATGTAATGATGCCCGAGCCAGTCGGTGCAGCAATCACAGGGTGAACGTCGTACTGCGAGTAGAGGTAGTGCCCCGCTGACTCAATGAGCTCTGGATCTGTGTTGAGGATGTTTCCGAAGTAGTTCGGTGCATCCACATCAAAGGAGCAAGTGAGCAGGTTGGGATACTGGTTCGTGTTGATGTGACCATTCAGAAGGATGACAAAGTCCTGCTGAGCCGAGGTCAAATCTACTGCTCCCGTCATTGCACCCTGAGGACCCACAGCAGTGGCTGCTACAGTGTTCGAGGGCTGAGCCGACGGTGTGTTGTTTCCGGAGAGCATTGGAACGACACCCGACGGTGCCATGATGACTGCTCGAAGGATGGGCTGTGCAATGTTCTCACCCGAGTTCTGGATGCCAGAAGTCGAGAAGATATCTGATCCTGCAGACTCAGACATGAAGCAGCCGAGGAAGTGAGTACGACCTGGGATGCCGTTGTTCACTGCCTTGCTGTTTCGTGCAAGAATACCCGAGTCCTGCACCTGCTGGGCGCCGACGACGAAGCCGGAACGAGTTACCTTTCCAGTGTTATTACCCGATGAAGTACGCTTGGTGCCATCACCAGCACCGAGCACTCGCATGTAGGTGACAGACTGGGCGTTACTCAGCCATTCGATAACAGCAAGTGGACCAAACTTCTCACCATCAGACTCACCAAACTTGGACACGAAGTCCTGTGTTGTGCCGAGTGTGACAGGAACGAAAGCGGGCCCCTGATTTGCGGTTCCGATAATTCCTGCAGGAACACCCGTGGGGGCAACATTCGCGGGACCGCTTAGGTCGATCTCACGAGCGCTTACACCAGGGCTGCGAAAAGTCAGTTCAGACATTGCTCACTGTCTCCATAGGTCGTGTGTACCTATCCGTCACTCGAAGCTCACGCCGGAGTTCGTGATGATGAAGTCAACTGCGACGAATTCCACCGTCCTGGTCGGAACAACGACAATGCGTCCGTTCAGACGGTTCGCCTCGATGTCTTCATCGGTATTGTTGGTTGAATCAACGACCACCTTGAACGATTCCACACCCGCCTGCGTCTGGACAAGTGCCAAAAGAGGTGTGATTTGGGAAACGAACTTCTGTCGTGTAGCTGCTGTGTTCTGTTCGAAGACGAATCGCTGTGCGATGTCTCCAACGAGACGCTTAATCTCAAGCATGAGACGTCGGACGTTGACTCTGTCGAGTGCAGAACGTGCCTGCTGCAGAGTCTTCTGCCCGAAGATAACGAAGCCTTCTCGTGGGAAAGTAGCAATAGGGTTGATTCGTGTGTCGTAGAGGACGTCGCGATCGTTAGCAGTCAGTCGAACATCAACATTGGCGACAAAGTCAAGGCTACCACGGTTGAAGCCAGCGGGTGCGAACCAAGGGTAGCTGCTCTTGTCATTGAATGCCAATGCGGCGATAGCAGCGATAGATGCCGGAACCGTTACTCGACGAGTGTTGACCGGGTCGTCAATCTGAACATCGGGGAAGAATGCCGCTGCGTAGCTGTTGTCTACTGCACGACTGTCGAAGGCCTCAGACGTCTTTCGAACATCAGGCTTAGCAACACTGTTGTCAAAGAGGCGAGTGTTGTCTTCGTCGTACTCTGCAATATCCATCAAGTAGATGGCCTTCGAGTACTCACGAGTCTTAGTCGCAGCGTAATCGGTGACAAAGGAGTCACGAATACCAGGGATGGCGAGAATGTTCGTGTTGACCACAAACGGATCCGTCATCAAGCGTGCAGCAGTTCGGTATGCGAACACTGTCTGGTTCGTCTTTCCAGTTCCGTTGACGTTAGTCGCAAGGCCAGGCGAGACGAAGGACGATGCAGCAGCACCACCAGTATCTGAGGAAGCTGCAAGGTCATTCATCCTGGCCGCATCACGGTCAAGCATGTTGACGCCGTCGAAGCCACCGTACATGAATGTGCTGAACTTTGCGTATTCTGAGAACCTGTTGAAGTCGACGGACGACGTCTGGTTGACAAGAGTTGCATAAGTGATTCGGGACGAAAGCGTACCGTCTGTCACTGTGTAGTCAACAGGATCCACTACTGCGTTTCGGATGTATGCCATCTCCAGGATGTGGTCCTTGACACCGCCCGTGAGAGCAGTGACCGCATCGTTGGAGAAAGCTACGCGAGCGAGAGTGAACTTGTTGTTACCGAAGGCATCAGCACCAGATCCAGTAACCAGAACATCCATCTTCTCGATGCCGAGGAACTTACCGTAGGCTTCGACCAGCTTGTTCTTTGCAGAACCGATGTTCGGGTTGTAGATTGAGTTAGAAGTAGTTCCCGTAAGCGGAAGCCTTTCGAACTTGACACCCCAGTGGAAACGACCATCAACGATCTCGCCGACACCAGGATTTCCACTAAAGCCACCAGCAGTTGCAACCTGTCCCTTAGTGATCTTGAATCGCATAGGAAGGGGTGGAACCACAGAGCCCGTCAGGACCGATTCACCAGAAGCACCCGAAAGTGCGAGACGGCGAGCTGGAGCATCACCTTCGCTAGCTAGAACGGTGGCAGTGTCAGTAAGTGTGTCCGAAGTCTTCAAGACGGGGACGCCACGGAATCCGAATGGAAGTGCCTTAGCAGGGACGAGACCCTTCTCAACAGCAGGATTCATGACGATTCTTAGACGCTGTGACTTGTTCGGGTAGAGACCCTGAACAATCAGGCGACGTTCATCATCATCTGTTGCATCGAAGTTGAAGTAGACCTTCTTGTCACCCACTGCCTTCGCAATGTAGTTCTCAGCCCGCGGGTTGAGAGACACCTGCGGGAAGGACTCGAGAACCTCAGGATTTGTGTCCTGGTCATCGTAAGTTCGGACGTTGACGGTGAAAGTACCGTACTCGTCAGCAGGGTTAGTCGAACCGCGAAGATCTCGGATAGAAACCTTGATCTTGGTGTTCGAGTATGCGCCGTCATCGAGGGCTTCGAAGTGGAAGAGGTCGTACTCAGTTCCACCGAAAGGCTGGGAGATGATTGCGGGTGTCCGAGGCGTTGTGTATCGAGTGTCAAATCGACCGTAAGCGTTTCGGAAGAGCTGTGCAGTATCGCCTGATGTGTCGGAGGTGAGTCCCGAACCAGAGACAACGGCAACGGTGCTTGCTTCTGTTGCGACAGTAGCCAACTCATCTTCGACTGCGAAGTCGGCGAAGAGGTAGTGCTCTTCGTTGATGAACTTCTCAGGATCCGTGTTGAGAATCTTTCCGATGTAATCTTCAAGATTCGGATCAAGTGAAGCTGTTAGAATACGAAGACCAACGTTACCGTCTGCGGTAGAGTATGCAGAAGTCGACGAAGAGATAACCAGCTTGAAGCGTCCGGCGGACGTAACTGTAGCAAGGTCATCTGCTGTGTCAGCATACGCCTCGCCAGTTCCGTTCAGGACCATGATGCGAGTCCCCGAAGGAACCAAGATCATTGCACGGACGAGATTGACGAAGCTGTCAACAGAGGTACCGTACGAGTCGTTGTCTGTGAAAGCAGTTGGGAATCCCACTGCCTCCGATGCCGAGACAAAGTGGCGTGCTACAAGGAACTGCACTGCTCCCTGGTGTCGACCAGAAGCAACGTCAGCAGTTGTAGCAGTTCCTTCAATCTTGAAGCCAGCATTCGTCACAGTTCCCTGTGCGCGTGTCGTTTCAATCTCGGTGGTAGACTCATTCGAGCCTGCTCCGAGAACACGCATGTAGGTCACCGCCGTGCGATGCTTCAAAAATTCTCGGACAGCATAGGGCCCGAACTTCTTCGGATCAAGTGTACCAAACTTGGACTGGAAATCTGGGAAGGAACCGACAGTCACAGGGACAAAAGCAGGGCCCTTCTGGGACGTGCCGGCAATGCCCGCTGGAACTCCGACGGGGGACTGCTGACGTGAAGTCAGGTCAATCTCCTGTTCGAAGAACCCAGGGGATCGAAAAGTCTGCTCTGCCATGGAGTTCGCTCTCCTTAACGCGGGTCAGGTCTGACGCTAGACATACGTATCGTCCGGACCCTCAAGTTTCAGTCTGACAGGACGTTGTCCAGGTCGGTGAGACGAGCAACTGTCTCCCCTGCACGCTGATTCCTGGTGAGGACTCTAGCATACTTTCGTTCATCCTTTCCAGTGAAAGGATCTTCAACGACCTGGAGAACTTTGTCGGGGGAATGGTTTCGACTTAGAATGGGTGTACCAGCCTTGTCGAGCTCAGTAACGTCAGACAAAATGAATGAGTCAGGATTACCTGAGCCGTTACCTGACGGACGGGGGCCTTGAACAGCGCCGGGCGAAGACTGAATGCCGAATGAGATCTGAGGCGATGAATGATATCGCCTGAGTGGGCTTCTCTGTCCAGGGTGCTTAGTGCCTACAATGTAGCCGGTCGTCTGAATTTCGAAGGAATACTTGATGAGACGCTCATTGTCTGCATAATCCTTGAAGTTGTCACCCGCATTGAAGTTGTCACCAACAAATGCAACGAACCAGTAACCCTTCGGGGAGTCAATTCTGAACTGGTTGTGCTGCGCGTCGTATGCCGTCATCATTGTTTCAAGAAGCGTATTCATCTGCTGGACGTGCTGTGTCCAGAAGGTCACTTCGTACGTTGCCCTAAAGAACTCAGGGAACGGAATCGTGATGATCTCTACAATGTTGTCCTTGAGATCGGATGACAGCATGTTGCCTGCGACCTTGGACGATTCGTTGCGACCAATGGCACGTCGAGTTCCCAGGGTGTCAAGGACGTTCTTTTCTGGGCGGGCAACCTGTGCTAGATGCTCGGCGGATGTGACGTCATCTTGGTTCTTGAGATTGATTGCATTCTTGATGCGCTGATAATCTCGATCTTTAGGAGAGAGGCGCTTCTTGATGACGAGCTCTCCCGTATCCTGGCCGATACCGCGCCCCAAGCCGCTTAGCGTCTCTGACTGATCAATGCCTGTTCGGTAGAGAGAGATGAGCGGCAGAATAAGTGTGCCGTTCTTGTCGCGAATGGGATCCTTGCGCTTCACCATCGCGAAGCGCTCACCTCCGGCAAAGACAACCGGCACACTCTTGACTTCACCGCCCTGCTCGAGGACGAACCCAATCCCTTTGTTGAACTTGTCAAAGAGGGCGCGATCAACGTCCTCAATTCCGCAAGAGGGAATTGAGAAATCGTCAGGGATGTCATTCCCTGCTAGTCCGTCTGGTAGACGATCTGTGACGTCATGGACATTCTCAGCCATTCATCAGTCCTGGTCGTCGTAGAAGCTAGAGTTGGCAGAGCCTGTCAGCGTACCCAGAGATGAGACCTCGCTTGGACCTGTGAGAGGAGCATCAAGGACGCCTCTTCGCTGTAGATCACGGACATCGCCCGTGGGTCCCTCTGCATTCTGATCAAAGCCGCGCTGCTGGTGGAACGGATCCTGAATTGCATCGCTGTCAGAGTAGTTTTCATCCGTCGGACCCTTGAGCTTTGAGATGAAGAGGCTGCGACGAGCTTCCTTGCCCGTGAGCTTCATCCCGCCCGTGAATTCGATCTGGCCATAGATGTTGTGAGTCGTTCGAGCTGATGTGACCTCAAAGAACTGCGGACCATAACTGAAGAAGTCACCTTCAGCAAGCCGGATGTCCTTGTTGATCATGTCACGATGCGGAATGAACGCAGTTACTGACGTGAACTCTTCTGTTCCGAACTGGTTTGTTCGAACGTCTTCTGGTTCCCACTCAACGAGAGCATCGATACGAATGGGCTTTTCGAAGATCTTGTTTACAGCTTCCTGGTAGACGTCATGAACTTTCGTCTTGATCTCAGAAATCGGGTACAGCACGATAGTCTGGCCAACAACATCCTTGACCAGCTCTTTGTTGAGATCGTTAATGAAGTCAATCTCGCGAGGCGTAATAAACAGTCGTGCCATTTTCTACCTCATCCTGTGATGATAGCCATGCCATTGGGCATCGGAACCATTCTTAGCTGTCTTTGAATTGCTTCGGCACGATCAGCTTCCACTTCAACAAGCTTATCATACGTGAGGCTGTCAAGCATCTCTCGAAGCTCAAGACGAAGACGGTCGATGTCTTCGCGACCCTGTGAGATGAGACTGTCACCGTTGAGTGTAAGCTCGTTCCCTGGAATAGGAACTGACGCGAATTTTGATCGAATGTTACCCAGAAGCTCTTTGCTAATTGCCAGTGTGTACTGACGAATCCACTGTCGAGCAATACTATTGATCTTGCCGAACTGGAGATTGCCGAACGGCACATTCGAGATATTGGACACACCGTAGATAGACTGATCTGGAATCGAAGAGCTGAGTGGATTCGCTGCGAACTGGACTCTGATCCAAAGCTTTGTTCTTGTCTGAGATGACGGTGTTGGGAAGATGCGAATCTTGCGTCCCATGATCTGGTACTTGTAGTTCGACCGACGGACTCGCTGAGAGAGATCAAGCTGGCCGGCGCGAAGAATATCTTCGAAGACCGGGAGGACGTAGAAAATCGTCTCGGGTGTGAAGCTCTCGAATGAGAACTCATTATTCATGTAGTTGACAGCCGATGACGTATCGAAGAATCGGTATGCAGCAGATGGTGAAAAGTGGAAGACTTCGCGGATGCGCATCTTGCTCTGCGGGCTGTTCTCCGGGTGATCAAACAGTGCCACACCATTTGAACTGGTCAGCTCAGAGTAGAGATCGTAATCCTGACGACCCGGAACCAGAGTAATTGAGCCTGAGAATGAGTTGTAGCTTCCTCCAATTCCCGCTTCAACCGCGTAGGGCTCAGCAAATCGGATGAGGTACTCGAGGTTCTCACGTGGGTAGAGCTGCTCAGATCCTGAGATACTTCCTGTTGACTGTCCCAACCAATTGTTGAGCTGCGACTTGACTTGGTACTCGTTCATCAAGCGAGAGTACTCAAGAGTTGCTTCTTCGAGGCCCGCCCAGATCTGTTTTCTAGTTAACTCGACACTTAGGATGTCGTCGCCAAGACGGCGCTTGACGAACGTGACGACTCCGTCTGCTTCTGTTTGGAAGTCAGTGTCAGTGTCAAAGAATCCGAAGGGAGTCGGACTTGTTGTGTTCACAAAGGACGGCATGCCCTCTAACTCCTGTCAGATCGGCCTGCGTCTAACTATCTGCGGACATCCGTTCCAGACTCGCCGAAGCAAAACCAGCTTAGGGGCGAAGATACTCTCTAGATGCTGCTGGGGACTCTTAGAATGGTCTAGAAGTGCTCTAAGAACTAGACTTGGGTATCAACCCAGGGGAGTTGTATCTTGCTCTGGAATGATAGCCCGTGTATCCCACCATTCAACAGAATTATCGACCAGGACCAGCCAGCCCGCTCTTGTATTTGGCTCTCCGCCAGTGGGCATCGTGAAATCTAAGAGCTTTCCCTTGTGTTCGATTTTCATTGAGAGTGGACCAGATCCTCGATCAAAGATGATCTCGGGTTCAATGAGAATCCCCAACTGATCACTCTTGCGATAGTGCGCCTTTCGATGCCTGACGAGATCACCCTCTTTCATTGATCTCATCTGTCTGGCGTCGAATAAGTGCTAGATTTCCCGGGCTCCATCGAGTAAGATGCCCATTCAAAAGAACGACAAATATGGGCACTGACACCGGGACAGCGAAACCACAATCGTTGAGAACTTCGTCGATGTCGTCATGCTCTTCAAATACATCAGCAGACTCTTCTACAATCAAGCCTACTTCGTCGGTAGTCTCCCAAGGAAACCCAACGATATCACCTACACGGAACACTACTGCACCTCACGCCTCATTCTTCTACAGAAGAGACGCAAGGTACAAAAGAGAGCTACCCGATGGTTAAATCAGGAAGACGGCGTCGAGAGTACAACCGAACCTGAGTTGCCCATGATCAGGTAGTTTAGACCATCACTCTGCATCATAACAGACGAACCGACGACATTCTGCAGATCTGCTCTGGCGCCGTGGGTGTTGCCGTCGGTTAGTGTCAAGGTGTCCTGTGTGACCTGCGAGCTTGACATCTGGTGGTTGTGAGCACTTAGGGAACGAATTGTGAAGAACGCACCAGCTACATCAGCAGGATCTGGTAGAACCAGGCTAGCGTTTGCTGTACCGCTAATGGTGTAAACACCACCGCGAGTGAGTGTCTGTGAGCCAGTTAGCGCTGTGACGATGCTCTTCTGACCCTTGTGTAGAGTAAAAGCACCCTTCACAACAAAGCCAGAGCCTGGTGAGGTTACTGCACCACGAGAATCTACTGTAGTCTTAGCCATGAGTTAAGCCCTCCTTCAAGGCGTAGGTAAGTAGGACTTCAACAAACTTTAGTTTTCAAGTGTTTGAAACTAGTATCAGAGAAACAGAAAAGGGGAGCTCCGAAGAGCTCCCCTTCATTCTTCACCCGAGAGGGCTTAGATGATGTTCAGGTCCAGGACCGTCACCGTACCGTAGAAGTCGGCGCGAACCATCTTCTTACCGTACCGAGTCATCACACCCTTACGAGGAGTGAAGTCCTCAGGAGCGAAGATCGTCGGGGTCACGATGAGAGGAACGTACGGAGCGTAGACGTATCCAGTCTCCAGGTAGCTGCCTCCCTTGTAACCAACGAGGATTCGGTTTCTCGGGAAGTACGGATCCTTGTACACCGTGAAGCGGTTGGACAGAGTACCAACGGCCTCAGCACCAATGCTGAACGGCGCGCCAACCTGGCCCATTCCGTCGATCGACAGGGAAGGCTTGTAGAGGACCGATGCCTCCAGGATGGTGCAGACATCAGGCGAGGTGACGATGAAGTTCGCCGCGCCGCGAAGCGTCTTACGGTGGATCTGGTTGGCAACATCGATGATTGTCTCGATGAGAGTCTCGTACCACTCACGAACCGTACCAGTGAACTGCGGGCCAGTAGCCAGCGTGCTCGACAGGGTCTGCTCCGCACCAGTCTCCTTGTTGACGAACTTGCCAGGAGCACGGCTCCAGTAGAAGTTCGCGCCCTGTGCCTCGTGAATGAGGTCGCCGAGGATCTCTCGGTCAATCTCAAGGGCAACCTGCTCAGAGAGAATCTGAGTGAGCTCCACCTCAGCGTCGAGGCTGTGGTAAGCGTTCAGGTCCTGAGCGAGCTCAGGAGACCAGCGAGCACGCAGCTTACGGGTCTGTGCCGTCACGGCAATCGACTCAATCTTGATGTCGATTTCAGGGATTGCAGGAGACGGCTGAGTCGCGAAGTCGGACTCGAAGGTCGGGATGGTGAGTGCCGAAGCGTCACCATTGACATCGAGACCTGCAGCGACGACGTAGGAAGCCGAGAGGTTGGTGGTTCCAGCCGAAACGTGAGCACCAGAAACAACGGCCATCAGGACGGAGTTAGCGGTGGTACGTGTAACGTGTGGGTTCGAAGTGAACACGCCGCCCGAGTAGGTACCGAGCTGGTTGAGACGACGAACGTTGACGATGTTGCTTCCACCCTGGACGGAACCAGGAAGAGCAGCCAGACCGGAGGCAGCGAGACCCGCGCTGAAGAGCGAGAAGTCCTTGACCATGGTCAGGTCGACGTTAGCATCGAATGCGTTCAGGTCGATCATCATGAACGAGAAGCGACCGGTGGAGTCCAGAGTATTGTTCTCAGCATCAACCTCAATGAGGTTGGTGATCTGAGGGTCGAACATCATGTGACGTCCATCAGTACCCGTCGCGAAGGCCAGCGAACCGGCTGCGAGAGTAGCGCCACCTGCCCAAGCACCAGAAGCCACGATGAGACCGGCCGTTAGAACGGACGTGCTGTGGATCTTGGTGTAGGAAGTACCAACGAGGTCGTACTGACCGCCGGCGGCCAGCGAACCAGAGCGAATGCCCTTGCCAACCGGGCTGTTGTAGATGGACTGACCAACGTCGTAGGTCTCGGCACCAGCTGCACCAGCGGCGCCAGTCTGGAGGTTAGCGTCACCACCGACGCGAGTACCGTAAGTGTAGTCCAGGTAGAAGAGCAGGCCAGAAGGCAGGCTCATCGGCTGAATCGACACCAGCTCGTTGGCAACAAGGCCACCGAAGACTCGACGAACGATTGGGAATGCAATGTTGCTGAAACCGCGGATGTCGCCGCTGCTGGAGCCTGCTCCGCCGCCAGTGCTAAGAGACGAAGTCTCTCGCAGAAGCTGCATTGCCTGGTTCTCGAGCATGCGTGCCATGTTCTCGCGCTTGGTCTTCTCGAGACCACGCAGGAGACCAGTACGGCTCCACTTCTCAACGAGAGCGTTGGACTCGCGAGCGAGGTGACGCTCGCGAATGCCCTCAGTGAGCTGTCCAAGGGTGAAGTTCTTACCCATGATGTTTTTTCTCCTCACAGAATCTGTGAAATTTTGAGTTCTCTTCGCGAGACCCGTTGGTTAGTCGTTGGAAGGAATACCAGCGAGCTGTGCCCACCTGTCTGTTGTGGAGCCACCGCGAGCAGAGCTCGAAGCAGAGCCGCGACGACGGGATGAACCACCAGCGGATCGATGTGCAGTCTCAGTCAGGGATCCAGACTTCTTGCTCCGCTTCCCACCGAGGGAATCAGTGAAGCCCTTGTACAGCAACTTGACCTCACGTAGAGTCTTGGCATTGTCCAGGGACTCGACGATGGACTTGATCTGTCCCTCAGAGAGTGCCTTGGAGTGTACCAGCCTATTCACGTAGAGGAGCTTGGCATTGAACAAGTTCTGTTCGTTGAGTTGCTTGCTGAGCTTGTCGACTGCTTCCTGCAGCTCAGCTACCTGCTTGCGAAGAGCTCGATTCTGTCGGCTCTCATTCTTCAGCTTGTTGAGGACTCTAGCCTCAACCTTAACGGTGCCTACAGCGTCGTGCTTGTTGAGGTCAGAATCGCTGGAATCAACGAATGCCTCACGCTCCTTGGCTGCACCACCGAAATCGTCTAGGACCTTGGGATCATCTGCGGCGCCCTCAGCGACCCGACGCATACGCGCCAGCTCCCTCTTGAGCATTCCCTCATCAATCTCAACGACCTCGTCATCAGCGAGACCAGAGACGTCCATGTCTGCCATGTCTTCCTCTCCTCCCTCGTCACCGAGGTCAAGTTCAGTGTCCATTCCTTCCTCACCCTCGCCATCAAGGTCGTCTGAAACAACCTCAATGTCTAGAGCAGAAAGGTCGAAATCATCTTCGGGGAGACCTGTGAGCTTGAGCATCAGGTCCTCTTCATTTAGACCCATGTCGTCTGCTTCCAGCTCCATCTCGCCTTCTTCATCATCAACGTCGACGTCGAGCTCCTCTTCTTCACCACCGAAGTCGAGGTCCTCGCCACCTTCATCATCAACCATCTCGAGGTCGCCCTCACCCTCACCGGGGAGAACTTCGACATCGAGGTCGGCCAAATCTAGTTCAACATCATCAGGAAGCGCGAGCTTCAGCATGACGTCCATTTCTGTGAGCCGCTTGCGTGTGGCCATCTCCATGATCTCCTTACGAAGTGACTTGATCTCGGAGTCGAGGCCGTTGGACCTCGTTCCCACAATACCTATCACTCCCTCTTCGAGGATTCCCATCTCAAAGAGCATCTTGTCGCACAGGCGTCCAAGAAGACCAAGGCTGCGGGTCTCGCGGCCAATGTCTGACTCGATGAGGTGAGCCCCAAAACCAAGGCTGTGACGGATACGTCGCATACGTGACTGAGCTTCATTGACGGAAGAAGGCTTCTTTGCCTCTCTCAACGTCATGAGCGCACGTGCTGATTCCATGTTAAGAAGTAGCTCGTCGCTTCCTTCTGCCTCGAGACCGGGAGGAGTTCCGGGTCCAACGCCACCAGCGAGATCGTCATTGAGGACATCGTCGGTAGTTAGTGAATCGAGGTCGAGGGTGACCTTGCCTGCTTCATCAGGGAGAGAAACGCCTGCAGGATCACCTGCAACGTCACCATCGAGGCCTCCTTCGAGGTCTCCCATTGCGCCGAGCAGAATATCGTCCTCAGCACCTACGGGATCCTCAGAGAGAATCTGGCGCTCGATGAGTGCACGAATGCGAGGCGAGATGGCCTCGACGACTGCCCGAGTAGCATTGTCCTCAGCAGCCTTGCGGAGCTGCTGAGCCTCGAGAATTGCTTCTTGGTAAAGGCTCGTTGACATGTTACTTGGTTCCTACTCCACGTGGGTTACGTATGCGTCTCAACAACAAAGGTTACCAGCCGAATTCAGTCTCTGTGACTTCTTCTTCGTCCGAATCCTCTCCAGACAGGAAAGACTGTTCATAGTCTCTCGTCAGGGACAAGTGCGTGTTTTGGGCCTTCTCTAAAGAACGCTCAGCAGATGTGGGCACATCCTCAAGCCGGTAGGCTGGAGGTGTTACATCTGATACCATCGGGGGCGGTGCACCAAACCAGCCTGCTTTCGAACCGATCTTTGTTGTTCGGTCTGCGCCAGTGTTGAACTGGGATACGGGCTTATGCTCGTTTCCGCCCGAGCCTGCTGCCGTTCTATAGATGCCCGTCATGGGCGACGTAGTCTGCGCTTCGCCAAGGCCCCGCTGAGATGTGTGCGCGAGACTTCCTCTGTCAGCATGATTGCCAGAGTTGCGATGAGACCTGTGGCCCGTCTTCTTCAGGAAGACATCTTCTGATGCTTCGTCTGCCCAGAGATCTTCTGTCTCAACGGCGTCGTCGAGTTCGGTTGGTTCTTCCGTATACGGAAACTCGCCGGATGCAGAATACTCGCCGCCGACGCCAGTCGGCGTCGAAGCTCGGCCGTAACCCATGCCAACTCGAGCATCTTTAGAGGCTGCGCCTCCGGTGAACTCGAGCAAGGCCCTACGTCGGTAAAACTCAACCAAACGGCTCAAGAGAACCTCCTATCAGGAGCTGCTCTTACCGAACAGGTAGTCGCCGATGGTCTGCTTGGCAACAACCTTTGATGTCGAAGAAGGCGAAACGAGTCCACCCTCACCAGAGCCATACTCTGTGCCAGGATCTGCTGGCCACTCGGCGGGCGGCTCGGGGATGTCTGTTGCAAGCATGCTGCCCGGCCCAGGAGAGCCGGGAGCAGGAGCATAAGGACTGCCTGGTAGTCCGCCGCCGCCTGTCTTGACATCTTCAAGATTCGGTGCATCGCTAAAGTCACGATCAAACGTACCGAATGTGTGTCCGCTGTCGTTGACACCGTTGGTGATGAGCAGGTCATTTCCCTGATCATGAACAACAGAATCTGTCAACTCACCCGCATGAATGGGCGACGCCGGAAACAAAGCCTGCATTGTGGCAGTATCCGAGGAGCCGTTAGCTCGCTCAGTCGAGACTGCTTCTACAGTGATCTGCTTATGAGTGGGCATTGTTACCTCAGATAGGGGTTAGCAGACAGAAGGGTGCTCTTAGGAGCGAAGCGAACGAATGCGCTTCTTGGAAGCCTTAGCAGCTTCCTGCACCTTGCGAAGCTTCGAGCGAAGAACTGCCTCCTTGACCTTGAGAGCGGCCGCGTGGTCGATCTCCTTCTCAAGAGTGTCGGCGTACTCATCAGCATCGACTTCCTTGGTCTTTGCTGCGACAGCGACGAGTTCCTTCTCATGCTTCTTCTTGTCTGCATCCAACTTGGATGCTTCTTCAAGAATGATCTGCTTGAGGAGTGCGGGGGTGAGCTTTCGGTTAGCCATTGTCGTCATCTCCGGACGGTAGTCGTGACAGTAGTATGTATGCGGTTGACTGGGCTTCTGCCTTACTGACCTGGCAGATGATTCTTCTTAGATGCAAAGGCCAGGTGAGCCCACTTCTCTGACGAGCCTGGAGCAATCTGATCAAATACACGAGAAGGATCACCGTTCATGGTCGGACCAGATGTTGGCGAAGCCTGTCCTCCGGGTCCTGCGAGGGCATTACTTCCCAGAGCTGAGTCTTGTGCACCCAGATTCTGAAGAGACCCACGTGCTGTGTCAGAAAGAATCTCTTGCAAGATTGGATCTGACGTGATCTGATTGACGGCTGTTTCTACGTTTCTGTCAAAATTGGGATTCGGAATCTGTCGGGGTGTATCAAGAGCTGCGGAACGGGGACGATGGAGCAGTGCTTCATTTGTGCCCAAGCTCGGACCTCGCATTGCAACACGAGATTCTACAGACTCAGTCAAAGCTGCAGGTGAACTTGCAATCCCTTCTGCAAGAATTTCAATCAAGCATTCCTTGACGAGGCCTTTCAGAGTACCTCGTGTCATCTTCGCCATTAGTTCCAGCCCAAAATGTCGTTGAAGAGTCGATCTACTCGGTCACTCTTTCGGAATTGCTGCTTAAGAGCCTTAGCCTCTCGAGGTGTAATCTCTCTCCCTTCACGCATCATGAATGCGCCAGGAGTTGAAGGCTCACTAACAAAGTCCCAGCAAATGAGCTGGAAATCTTCCTGGACGACCTGGCGGTCACCATCCCGACGGGTTGAGCCCACACCTCGGGAAGAAATGCCAAGTGTTACACCGGACTCGACAAGGCTCTGGAGAATCTTCCCTGCGGGTGTGTTGAGAAGCTCGACGTCACCGTAGACATCATTGCCTTCCATCCACGCCTTGACGATGAGATGTGAGGTATTCTTGAGCTCTACGACTGAGCTCTCAGGGTGATCACACTCTCCCAGGGCTCTACGCTCGCGAATGAACTTCTGGTAGTTCCGAACTTCGCGCTCAAGAATTGCCTTGGGATAGACACGTCCATTCTGATTGAGAGTGTCTGCCTTCTGCAGAATCCCACGAAGAATGATCTTTCCATCATGAGACTCTCGAGACTCCCGAATCATCTCAGTGTTGATATCGAAGGGTGTCCACGAGTGGAGTAGGTGCTGTGCACTCATCGGTCGGTCTCCTTGAGCTCAGCGCGAAGCTGCGAGATTGTCATGAAGCGAGTAATTGTTTCATCATTGAGAGATTCGACGGCGAGGCTTTCAATGTCTCGCCTCACGCGGTCTGCCTTCTCATTCAGCACCTGATTCCCAGCATCACCCAGATAGCTTTCAAGCTCTTCAAGAACTCCTTCCCGGATAGCCTTCAGGTACCCAACCAGAGAGTTCTTATCAGCTGGTGTACTCATCAGAGTGTATGACCGAACAATTTCCTTCTGCTCGGGATTGAGACCCTCGTTATATCGGTCGTTCAGCTTCTCAGACATGATACGAACTACAAGGCCGTCCGAATCTGTCTTGCCCAGTTCAGCAAGATCTGGCTCAACCTTTTCCTGGAGAAGCCAGCCGTTGACCTTCATCTCGAACTCAGCAAGACGAGCAATATCAGCTGAGTCTCCGCCGCGCCAGTCATTCAGAAGAGTCTGAATTGTGGCGAGCATCTTGTACTCGGGAATTCGCTGGTGATAGAACTTTGAATCTGCTAGTTCGTGGTTAATGCTACGAATGAGCATTGACTTTTCACGATCAAGTGCAGCAGCGTTGGACACACGAGCGACCTGCCGTGCCTCTGAGATGATTGTTTTGGCAACAGTCACAGAGCTTGCCTGTGTCTTCACAAGAGCATTGAAGAGCCGGAACTCTCGATAGAGCTCAGTTCCTGGCTTGAAGTGCCGCTTGATGATTGCTGATCCGCGTCGCACCGCATTTCGATCATCATCAACAACTCCCCGGGAAATGTACCGGAGAAGCTGCTCATAGACGATTCCGACGTTGCGCTTCTTATTGTGGGCCTTAGCCATCAGTGCTTTCTCCCAGGAGGGTTACGCCCTCGATCTCAAGATCGATGATCCCTTCCGGTGCTTCCGCTTCGGAGATCAGGGTTGGAGTCCTTGTCTTACCTATCTTCGAGCCCAGCGAACTTAACGTCGACCGAAGTCTCGTTGTCATATGAGCCTGCGACTTGATTCCCTGCTCGAGGAAGTGTTCCAGAGGATCAAGCTCAGCTGCTTCTTTGAAGGGGTCTCCCGTGAGACGTCCCTTATCGAAGGGATCATTGATAGAGTCGCCTGGGCGATCGTGGCTTGCCATTCTCTTCAGATCAGGCATTGCAAGAGCCTCTGATCCGTTGTGGCGCTGGCGTCGGCGATTCCGAAGAGTCTTGTCAATCAGACTCTGTGCCTTAACTGGAGCATCGTCATCATTGAGAGATAGCTTGAAGCGTTCATCGTCATCATCGTCATCTGCCTCTTCGAGACTTGAAAGAAGTCCTCCAGCTCGACGGGACTGGCCAGCATCAAGGTCCTTGGGCTCTTCGTCGTCTCCGCCATCAGCACTGTCTTCACCATCCAGGCCCGGGAGATCATCTTCCTCACCTTCTTCGCCGAGGTCGAGGTCGGGCAATCCGAGACCTCCTCCACCGCCACCTCCGCCGAAGCCACCACCTCCGCCGCCCCCGCCGAGTTCTCCATCAGGAACACCGAGCTGCTCGAGCTCCATATCGATTTGCTTATCTTCGGCGCGGCCTCGCTCGATTCGATCGATCTCATCATCTGTCAAGCCCATGATATTCTTGCGAATCCAATACTTGTCGACAATTCCTTCGGGTGCCGCCGCAGCAATGTCAAATCGCATACGATGAAGCTCAAGCTTCTGCTGCTGAGCGATTGTAGACGGGTTCGAGAGCTTCAGCTCAAAGTCGAGAAGGTCTTCGCCCTCAAAACCGTGACAAAAGAGGTGAATGATGGCAAGCTTGTTGAGCTCTGAGAGAATCGTTCGCTGGATACGAGCAATCGTACGAGAGAATCGAATGTCTTCCTGGGAGAGTGTTGCCTTGGACCCGAGGGATTCATCATAACCCAGGTAAGCCTTCGGGACCTTGAGTGCCGAGAATAGCTTCTTCTGAATGTACTCGACGTCCTCAATGGCTGTGACGTTGGTACCACCCGCAAGAGTCTCAATCTTGGTTCCTGTCTCGAGGCCACGAATGGGAATGAAGTAGTCTTCGTCAACGCTTAGCGGGTTGTACCGAAGATCGACTCGCCCTGAGCCTTGGTCGATGACCTGATTGCTTCGAAGGATTCCGCGAGCCTGCTCCATGTAGTTCGGAACATCCTCGGGCGGGACGTTACCAACATCGATGTAGAAAACGCGACGCTCAGGAGACCGGACGACGCGGTAGACCAGCATCGCATCTTCAATGAGAATAAGCTGGCGCCAGATACGACGTGCAGACTCAAGAACTGACGAGCCGTAAGGCATGAATGCGTCGTTACCCATTAGACGCATGTGGGTTACCTGCCAGTTCTCAAGAATCTGGTTTCCCTGTGTAACCCATCGGAATCGGACAGCGAGAGGATCCTGGGGATCAAATCCTTCTTCACGCTCGATCTCATTCACAGCGATCGGGAAAACGTTCTGGACGCCGTACTGTGTTGAGACGTCGTTGAACAGGAAGAGATCACCGTACTTGACCAGGTCACGCACCCAAGGAGTCAGATTGAACTCCACGTTAAGGGTGTCGTAGAAGAGGTCGTGCAGAATCTGCTTGATCTGCCTGTTCTCGGAGTACACGTGAAGTGCCCGACCCTTGTCATCTGCACTCGAAGTCTCTTCAGCGTAGATGTCAAGAGCAGACGCAATCTCAGGCGTGTACTCCATCTCGCTGTAGTCGGAGTACCTTGCCATTCTGTCGTACGTGCCATACGCAGACATAGCAGAGCTGTAGACGTGACTGAGGGTCTTCTTGAAAACCTCATGTGCCGTCGAGACATCATTCTGCTTAAAGGCCTTGACCCGTCGCTTAATGACGGGCCCACTCCTAAAGAGATGCGTTAGCCGCTGAAACAGATTGTCGGACTTTCGCGCCATTCTTTACTCAGTCAAAAGAGCCAGCTGAGATCTCTGGAAGCGTTTCTGACTCGACGGGTCTTGTCATCAACGGGTGCCAGAGTATCTGTGCCAGGCTTAATGGGAAGGAAGGGATCCCAGTGTTGCTTACCAGCGCCTCGAACGTCAGGGGCCTGATACTCCTTGCGAGTCAGACCCATCCCAGCGAGCATTGCGCTGTTCAATTCGTTCGAGTACTTGCCGTAGTCACCGTTACCCTCGTAGAACCAATTTCCGATTGCGAACGAAATGACCAGGTCATCATTAGCACCGCGCTGGGCTTGCGCCTTGCCATTTTCCCAGACGAACTGCTTGAGCTCATCGTGGAATCGACTGGAATAGATGCGAAGACCCTTGTTTCGAATGACCTCTTCCATCTTGGCGAGGATTAGATTTCGAGTCTTCGCTGTCGTGGGGAATCCTGCCTTGGACAGATCCTGGGGCGGGATGTAGTCACCAATGTATGCCGTCTTGCGAGCATCATGGTAGTAGAGCTTCGGGTAACCCGCGTCTTTAAGCTTGCCACAGACATGGTAGCCGTAGCTATTGTTCTCCGGAACCGCAAGAGCATTCATGTACCGTCGACCCGTCTCGTAGATCAGATCAGCAAATCGGTCAGGAGGCAGCTTTCCCTTGTACTCAGCAACTACCTCGCCGGCTGTTGTGTCGATGACATGGAAGGTGCTAAAGTCTTTTCCATCGCCTCGAGCAACGTCTGCTGAGATAACGTAGTTGTGAGAAGCCAGTGGTTCCTTCCACGCCCATCCATTACGATCAGGAGCGAACTTGGACCGCGGTGGCTGGACCATTGCACCAATCCAGGCGATGTCATCGCCGTCGAGCATAGTATCGCCTGACGCTAGGAAGTCACACAGGTACTCCTGTGCAATCTTCCGCTTGGCGAAGTTCTTGGTCTCATTTTCGAACCAAGCCTGATCTCTTTCTGGGTGCACATCCCATGGTAGACGGATGTCGTTGAACTCGTTAAGTCCCGCCTCAGCATCAGTGTAAAGTTTGTGGTATTGGCCACCCACACCCTTCGGAGTTGACAGAATAATGGCTCGGCCACCTGTGCTCAACGTCGGGTAAAGTCCTGTCCACAAGTCGTCGAAGTTCTTAATGAAAGCGGCTTCATCGATGATGAGGAGCGAAATTGCTTCTGAGCGGCCCGCATCGTCTGACGTTGGAATTGCCTTGATGCTTGAGCCGTTGCTAAACGTCACCTCCTGCTTGTTCATCCCGATGATCTTCGGAAGAATAAGCCAGCGTGGAAGATTGTTCAGGACAACCTTGACCTTCTTGATGATGTTCTGTGCAACTGTCTGCTTCGTAGCAATGATAAGAAGGTTTTGATCCTTCTGAAAAAGAGCAAGCCAGGTGCAGTAAGCGGCGACGAGAGTTGAGATTCCAAGCTGTCGTGCTTTTAGAATAACATTGAGACGATGCTCAATGAAGTCCTGGACGCAGTCATCCTGGAAGGGAAACGTCTTAAACGGGATAAGACCCTTCGTTGGATGCTGAATCTTGCAGTAGCTGTTGAAGAAGTAGTCGGGATTCTTCCCGCACTTCACAATCTCCTGCACTTGAGCGCGATTAACTGCCATCAGCCGAGATCCACGAACGTAATGTGGCGGTAGTACGCAGTACGCTTGGGAGAGATGTGAGGCTGCAAACTGACCATCTCAACAGAAGGAACAGTGTTCTTGACCTTCGTCTTAAGAGCATGGCCAATCTCAGCCTTGAACTCCTTCTTGATCTCGGCTAGATACTTCCCAGTGACCTGCACAGCCTCGTTCTCGAGAGCGGGCATCTGCTGGCTCATAGCATGGTCAGATGCGAATGTCACCAACGTAACGTACGAAACCTTCAAGGCTTCGCCTCCAATGATTTCGCACTTAAGCGACATCGTGGGCGCCTTTGCGGTTGATGAACGTCCCCAGGTCGAGTTAGCGATGTTTCCCAGAACTCGAACTTCTTCAAGTGTCAGCATTGTTGCTCCTTAAGCGGCAGTACGTAAGTATCCCCTCACTCGATCGGAAGTCTGATCGGTGAAGACTGTCGCCTCGCAATCTCGTGGTCGACGTCATCTTGCGAAGGGCGCCAACCCTCCATCCACGTGCTTCGCCGAGACTCTGCCCATCGAGATGCACACCAAGAGCAACACTGAAACTCTCTGTACAGACGGGAATCATCTGCATCTCGCATGATGATTCTGCAAACAGGACAATCCAGCGGAACGTGGGACTGTTCTCCTGTCGGAACAATCACATCGAATCCAGCCGGATGCTGTCGGTATTTACGCGACCTGCTAATCGGTCGCCAGATTTCTGAGGGAGAGGTCAGCTTTCACTCCTGACCTCTCGATCCTATGTCAGGCAGCTCACTCGTAAACGATCTTGGCGTCCTTGCCGTTCCATGTGATGTCAATCACATTGTCCACTACGTCCTTCACACCGTCAACGTGTGTGATGATTAGAATGTGACGGAACCACTTCTTCAAAGACACCAACATTCGGTTCACTGCTTCGACGTTGAGATCATCAAGACTCCCAAATCCTTCGTCGATGATGAGCATGTCAGTCTTGGGAAGAGAAGAGATATTGATCAGCGCCACGCGAATGGCCAGTGAAGCAACAAGCTTCTCCATTCCCGATGCCATCTCAATAATTCGCTTCGAATCGCCGTAGTCAATGTAAACGTCCATTGCATTGGAGTTTGAGTCAGCCTCGAGCTCCACCGTAAAAGACGTCACTTCTTGGAGGATCTTTGCGATCTCAGCGTTGATGACAGGAAGCTGTGACTTGATGATCTGGAGCGGGATGCCTCTTTTTGAAACTGCCTGAGTGAGATGCTCATAGACTCGCCAAGTTCGACGTAGCTCCTTATACTTGTCACGCTCTTCGACAAGGTTGTCCATGTCGCCGTCCAGACGACCAATCCTGGAAGCTACTGAGATTCGATTGGCGTCGACCTTCGAAACTTCGTCCTGCAGCTCGGAAATCTCGGACTTGAGTCTGCAGAGCTCTGCGTCAACTTCGTCATCAACCACTCGAGACTTCAAATCAACGAGATTTGCCTCGCCTCTCTCAATCTGATGTGTGAGAGTCAAGATCTCTGTGCGAGCTACTGTAGTCTCCATCTGCTTGGAAGAGATTTCAAGACGAAGCTTAGATCCCTTCTGGATGAGAGTATCAAACTTGTGAATCCTCTCTTCCAACTCTTCCTTCTTGTACTTGTCGAGTGAGCTCTGTGTGACTGCTACTTGAGAAATCAGCTCGGTGACGTTCTGCTTCTGATCAGCAATTTGCTCCTTGTCTCGATGAGAGTTCTTGATGAACTTGCATGTTGAGAACTGGTCACCACACGGGACAGTCTCAAGAATCTTAGCTGACCTCTCCTGGCGTTCGAGCTTTGCTGCCTCTCTCTCGTGACTATGCTTGAGAGTGCGAAGGCTGTCTTCGAACTCTAGAATGTCTCTGAGTTGCCCCTTTAGTGCATCGATATCAATACTCATACGAAGATTGTCGATTCTCTCAATCTTCGTTTGCAATGATTTGTCAGCAGCTTCACATTCTCGGAGCGTTGCCTCTGCTTGCTCTAGTTGACGCTGACTGGTTGTCAACTGTCGCACGGCTCGATGGACATCGGCGGGTGTAACTGCGTCTGCATTGTCAAAGCCAGAAAGACGTAGACGATGAGATTGCAGAAGCCCTCGCTTCTCGGCGAGGACCTTCGAGAGCGCCTTCCCCTTCACCAGGAGTGCCTTCCTCTCAATCTTCATCTCAGCAACAGTTGCATCCCAGTCTCGATCTGGTGCGTTGCGCACTTGAGACTTGATGTCCGAAGACTCTTCCTTGATCAAGCCCGACATCTTCTCAAAAACGTCAAGTCCCATAAACTTCGTCAAGGTTGACTTTCGAGCAGTAGCTCGGTCCTTGATGAAGGTGTTCATCTCTCCCTGAGCTGCAAGTGACGTAAGAAGGAAGTCATCAGCAGTACCGACGCGATCGCGAATGATCTTCTCAGTCTGTCGACGCTGTTCACCACTCAAATCGCCAGCCTGCTTTCCATCAGAACCCATCATCGGCTTTCCTTCGCTGTCAAGCTTCCAGAAATTGAGATGGGTGATCGCCGACTCCTTGCCGTTGCGGTCCTTCTTCCTGACTGACTGTCGGTCAACCTGGAGGTGTTCACCATTCGAAGTGAAGTCAATCGTCGCGCGACAGTAATCCTTCCGGTCGTTAATGACGTGAATGTTCTTGACTGCGCCTCGGTCAGTAGTATTAAACAGGCCGTAAACCAACGTGCCGATGACTGATGACTTTCCGCGACGATTCCGCCCGAAGATTCCCGTGATGCCTCCGAGCTTGCTGAAGTCAATCACATTGTCCTTTCCATACGCGAACGTGTGAGTGAATCCCATCTTCTTGACAGACCACTTCATGCTTCGCTTGGTAGGACCATCCCTTGCAATCGTCTTGACGTATCGGCTGACCAACTCCTCAATGAGCTCCCAATCTTCGTCTTCGAGCTTAACGCCAGCAAGGTACTCCTGAAGGAGGCGCATGTGTGTCTCCGGATCGAGGAGATCAGACTTCTGGAGGTTCTCATCCAAGACTGTGATCTGATTCGTGTCCGGCATGTACTTGTCTTGAAAGACAACTTCAGCAGCCTCCTGGACAATCTTCAGCTCATTCTTGATCTGGGTGATCTCAGCGTGCGGAATTGGTTCACGTGTACGAACGCGATACCTTGCTCCCTTCGGGCAAAGTCTTGCCTCTTCCATTGTCAGTGGAACAGAGCCTGCCCAGTCGACTGTAATGAAGGGCATAGTGTGAGGAACTTCATGGAACTCGACGTCAAAGTCATCCTTTCCTCGAATGTCCCACAGAAGGAATCCCTTACCTGGACCTTCACCGTAGTTCTGCTGAATAGTCGAACCACAGTACGCAATCTTCTTGTCATCACGAAGGAACTGTACTTTGTGAATGTCTCCCAGAAGAGTGTACTCGAAGTCGTCGAAGAACTTAGTGTCTACATCTCCTTCTAGCTTCCAGTCAGAATCAGTCGTTGATCCCCAGACTGCACCATGAAAGAGGGCAATGTTGATATCGCCAGGAACAGGCTTGACCCTGGGCCAAGACTTCTCGTCGAAACAGGAGAAGTTGCACCAGTTGAATCCGTCGTGCCCCGTTGGGAAAACACCGCTGTCCTTGTACAGAAACAGATTCGGGTGATTCATTGCGGAGATGATCGGTGAGATCGCATCCTGGCGATCTAAATTGAGCATGATCCCGTCGTGATTGCCCAGTGTTACGTGCGTGGGCCAGCGATCTGCAAAGATCCTGAAGAACCACGTGAGGCAATCAATAAGTTCAGGCGAGATGCCCTGTGTCTTGGTGTGGAAAATGTCTCCCACCATGACGACCATGTCAGGCTTAAGCTCTTCAAGCTGCTCGACTAGTGCTGTAAACGATGCGCGATACTCATCGTGCCGGGACATTCCACGCCAGTGGATGTCGGCAATGTGCGCAATGCGAACTCCCATTAGGTCTCCAAGCCATCTTCGAAGATAACACAGTATTCCCAACCACGCTCTTCGCAATAATTGCGTGCAATCTTGGGCATCTAATCTCTTTCTACTCTCTGATCATCTTAACGACCCAGAGATCAAGTGTATTAACGCGGAAGACCGATGCGGTCAAAGGTGGTCTAATCAACTGCAACTTTCTCTCGTCGCGGGATTAGTCCAATCACCATGTGTTTAACTATGTTGACCCGCTAGACGGAGACCAAGCATTGATAGTCATTCTGAGTCCTTCCATGCTTGTCCAGGGTCGAGCAGCTTTGTGAGCAGCCAAGAACGATTTTCGGTCCATCTCGCCTACGTCAGCAAACGATCCCAAATTCATAATCCGAACAGGGACGTCGTATGATGCAAGAAGCTTAGCAATCTTGACTGACTTGCGAGTGGCGTCTGCATCAAGCGCCATAACTACAGGAGTTCGATTAGAGACAAGCTTCCAAAAGAGCAGATGATCTTCGGTGAGCGAAGAACCCTGAAGACATGTGGCATTGCCGACGCACTTGACTAGATCGAGTGGACCCTCTACTAGAGTGATCTCTTTGCCCCAATCAACATTGAGCTCGTTGAAGACGATGCCAATCCTGTCCACTTTGGGAATCAGGTAATTCGGCCATCCGCGCTTGTCAAATGTTCGTGCGGCGTACGTGTTCAAATACCCATCTTCGTCGAAGGATGGGACAATAACCCGATTATCAAAGCGAGGCTCTGAGGACATGCCGATCTTGAAGCGCCAGAGCTCAGATTCTCCAATCCCTCGGCGCTTGAGATAATTGACTGCTCTCTTAATCCGAGGATCCCGTGAGCCCAAATGCTGCGCGATAATCAGGTAGTCCTCGGGAACATGTACCTGTTGCTCTTCTGGCTCGTATCCACCCTCATCGCCCAGAAATCGAGCACTCTTGGGTGCAAATTTGTTGACGTACTCTGCGACTTCTGTGGGAGTGCAAATTCGTCTAAGGATTGGCACGAGTGTGTTGTGAGACTTGAGTCCACACACCCAGCAATGCGACTGGTCCTTGTCAATGTGAATCGAAAGCTTTCGCTTGCCCTTCTTTTGACTCCCGCACTTGGAGTTCGGACAGCGAACAGAGATGTTCACACCGTCACTGGCGAGTGAAACTCCTCCAAACACCCGTCGGAGAAATGCAAGCTTGTCTTGGCGGCTTCCCATTCGGGAAAAGTCTACTGCACACCCTCATCAGGGTACAAGTTACAGTGATTCGATATCATATCGAAGCGTCTCATCATCTTTTGATGATTTGACTTGCGTGATAAGCATTCTGATGTCACTGAGATCAAATCCTTTTTGCGACATGATCTTTTCGATCGACTCTAGATCCGAGACAGCAGCATTCATGTTCTCAAGAAAAGATGAATAACGGTCACTGGCAGTTGCAGCTGACGGGAATTCGACAATCTCTTCTTTGATGATCTGTCTCAGGAGTCGGCTGGTCAGTTTCATTAAGCCCTCTTAGACTAAGTAGACGACAGACCAATTCTTGATTGCGCTGGATGTAAAATTTTGCCGGCTGCGGCGATGACGTACGCGTCTGCCATATCAAAGCATCCTGGCTGCTTAATTGAGAGCCCCTTTCTCGGTCCGCTCTTCAAAACCTTCATTGGCCAGTCGTATGTGATCATCTGATCAACCTTCTCAAAGACTTTCTCTTTTGTAGTCTTCGTTTTGTCCTTGCGATCGTACTTGATCCCGACAGCCTTTCGTGCTTCGTTCACATTTAGCAAAATGGGCTTGATGCCTGTCTCTTCAAAAGCAATCTGGCAAGTAACTCCATTGAATCGTGCCAGTGTCGCAATTGTCTGCGCCGATGAGAGACCACGAGTAAACCGACGCAGATCCTGCTCTACAAACACTGCACAGATATTGTGATCATGTGTGAGGTTCTGGAGCAGCTCCCGGACCTTGCCAGCCTTACTGTATGGGTCTTTAGAACTCGCCAGGGGTAGATACCCAAGTGAGAAGTCTTCGCTCTCCAAAGCCAACAGAGACCACCCGGTAATCGAGGTAGAAACGTCTAGCCCCAATATGACGGGCTCGTCTTCTCGATAGAGCATCGTTATCCTCTTGCTGCTTGATCCCAGTATACAGCAAAATCAGCCATGACGTAATCAGTCTGCTGTTGGCCGGCCATATCTCTGCGGGTATATTATCAGAAGTCGATTTTGGGCCGGAAAAGGAACTTGTCTCCGGTGCGCTTAGCGACTGGCTGCGCTAGATTCGTCCGCATGACGATGTTGAGATTATCATCGTGGAACGCCAAGCCAGTGATGTAAACGAATGACGCATCGGAGTCATTGGCGTTTAGAGTTGCCGAGACGGGCTGGAAGCTTGGATTCGACGACGAATTGACGTTACCTGCTGGGCACGGAACATTGATTCGCATGACGTGAATTTGTGATTCACCCTGAAAGTCCAAAGAGTGATAGTCTTTTCCGAAGAGCGGCAGATTTGGAGACTTGACAAGGACGATGCCTTCATTGTAGAAGACGTTGCCCACTGACGCCCATTCGGCATGCGGAGTGTCAGAGTCAGCTCGATAGAGGCTTCCGTTTCCGTTGTCCTTCAGCGTGATATCAACCTTCGCATCGGAGCCAGTAAGATCCTGATCTCGGATGTACAATGTCCCTGGAAGAATTCGTCGACCATAGAGGATGTTAGACACATCGAAGAACACAACCTGATTTGACGTATTATCTCTGGTCCTTTGGAAGATTGCAAGGACGTCTGCGGGTGCAGCGTCTAGTGCTTCGGGATTTGGGCCTTCAACCTCAGCATCGAACGCGCCTGAGGTTGCGTCCCGCAAAGAAGACGTCGAGATCAGGTTTCGGAGAGTGATGAGGCGATTGTTGTAAGCTCCGAAATCCGACACGAACTTCTCGGTCGCCGTGCCCGAACTGGGAAGATCTCGGAGTGTTCCTGATGCTAGCAGGTCGAAGTTCGGGACAAAAAGACCGTTGTCGCAAGGGAGAATCGTTAGATTTCTCTTCTTGATTGAGCCAGTTGCCATCAAGTAGTCATTAGCCGACAATGAAGCTTCGAGAGTTCCTGCTACAGTAGAGGCTGTCAGCTGAAAGAGTCTCGGGTACTCGCCCTTGACAAACTCACGAGTGTAGTTCTCAAGATTGACCAGATGTCCGCCCACGCCCATCGAGTAGTCCACATTGAAGGAGTCGTACGTCTCTCCTGTTCGTGTGTAAAAGGGCGAGACAGGGATCGTCCTTGACCGAGACTCGCGAACGAAGAATGGCGGCACATAAAAGAGGAGATCAGACAGATCTTCGGGTCCTCTCATTGATGATGTGAGCATCTCGTTTGTTGCCCGATACTCCTTAAAGACCTTGAGATCGTGCACTTCAGCATTAAGTGGGTGAGAGAACCCGAAGAGAGTCGGGTCAGTTGTTCCAGCTGAGAGCTGTGTCACGCCCTCAGTGGTAGCTGCTGTGGCATTAAAGAGTTGCGCAAGTCCAGCTGATGGACCGTCGAAGAAGTTACCAACAACGATCCCATCTGATCCTGCAGTAGAACTGATGGAAGCAGATGGGACGTTAAAGCGTCCTTTGGTCGTTCCGTCAATGACGAAGGAGCCAGTGCCGCTATTGGTGGTCGTTGTGCCCCATCGAATTGAGACATGATGCCAGCGATTTTGCAGAAGTGAGTTGTCAGATGACACAAAAGTGAGGTCATCTGGGAATGCCCTTGCATTGTTCGCAGTTGCCAGATTAATATCTGACGGTGCTGTGTCTGCTGAATGAGACAGCTGAAGGAGCAGACGGAAGCCTCGGGGCTTACCAGTTACATGAACGTTGCTTCCAGTGACCAGAGAGACACAATACGTCGATGAGAGGTGTAGAATTGTTCCTGCATGGAACTCGTCAGCTTCGTCAATTGAAGTGTAGCGCGGATTGATGTAGAAATCAATCGTGAATGAGCCCGACGGATTGTAAGGGCGAGTTCTGGCTCCCAGCGGGTCGTTTGACGCCGAGTTTGGGTAGATCAGAGCAGAGCTATTAGGAACTGATGATGCAGTAAAGAAGTTGAGGCAGTGATAATTCGTGAAGGCAAACTGCGCCTCCGGGTACCGCGGTCGATAGAATGGCATCTGCGCATTCAAGATTGCTGACTTCTTCAGTGTCTCTCGAGCAAAGTCTGTCGGGGGTGTGAAGCGAGCAACTGTAAGCTGCTTTGCATTGAGCGCCGACTCAGCAGCGTCATTCACTCCGTCGAGGTACAGCTGCGCCGTAACACTAACATCTCCGCCGCCCGACGCAATCGATGAAGACAGAGCCTCAGATAGCTGACTTGTCAATGTTTCAATGTCGCCCTCAGAAAATGAGGACGTCAGGAACGTGCCAAGCTCTTCGACTTCTTTGACACTCGTAGACGTCCGAGCCTTCAAATAGACTGATCCGGTCGTTCCAAGCGATGACGAGATAAAAGTTCGTCGCGGGTTTGTAACCAGCGTGAACTTCTCGAAAAGATCTTCTGTGAGTCTGACTAGGGACACTTTACCCGCCTTGACTACCCGCTGGCGCTGGGCTTAGTAATCCAATCTAATTCTAAATGTCATGTCCTTTTCAGGGTTCTTTTCAACAGGACGGCTCAGCTTAGCAACAGCCAGAAGGTTATTGTTCGCGTCATACAGACCAATGGTCGTAAGGAACGTGAAGCTAAGCTGGTTGTTTTCCTGCCCCTCATCGATAACGATGATGCGACTGTCAGAGTCGACGTACGACGGGTTCGACGAGTAGTTAAACTCGTCAGCCGAGGCCCGGCAGTAAATGAGCGTGCTGTTGATGTTGGTGTTGTTCTGGAACACGATGCCTGACAAAGTTCCCGAACTGAATCTGCATGATGCCAAGTGATCTACAATGTCATCGATTGACGCTGAGACCATCAAGTCAGGGATGAACGTCGCGCTAGGGTTGCCCGACTTATCATCGCCGATAACCATCTTACCTGCAGCGACATCACCTGCGGGAGCAGAAGCATTTAGTGCGTCAATGGCACCTGAGACGTGCTGAGTACCCGACATGATGGTTGCCATGTTGAAAACGGCAATCCCCTGGTCGTAGAAGAGCACGCCTGCATACTCTGACGTGTTAGCTGAGTTGACAATGTTTCCGACGTCGCCACCGAATGCCACCAGCTGATTTGCAGCTGAGCCAACGTCCGTGAAGATCGTGGAGCCCGAAACCGACGTTCTGTTGATGTTCGGCTCCTGAATAGTTGGGCAAGCGCCTCCAGCAGGTGTAAAGGCACCAATCGTGCATGATGCCGACTGGTAGAACTTCATGGCGAAAGTTTCGCGCTTGATGGCATCTCGAGCAAACAGACGCTTAAAGCAAACGAACATTGCTTCATCGACACGATCGGCTGAGTCTGTAGCACCGTGAGGTGTGAAGAACGAATCCGTCGCACTACCCAGAAGCTGCTGAGCGAACTGTCGGTAAATGTCAGTCTTCTCCCTCATCTGAATTGACGACGAAGGGAACAGGATCTTTCCGGATGAGTCATCACCCGTCTTAGCGTCCTGTACGGTGCTACCTGAGTACCACAACCCGACAGTAAGATCAAAGACTGGGTTTGCTGTTTGTAGTGTGAAGTCCTGATCGTAGATCGTCTGGAACATCGAAGATGTTACACCTGGACCAATACCGCCCGTCACAAAGACCTCGAACCTCTTTCGAGTCGTTGATCCCGAGATGTCGTTCTGGATAACATCCACCAGCTGGTTCAATACTGAACGGCTGGTCTTGATGTCCTGAGCGCTAAGCTCCTTGAAAGTTGCCATCTAGTCGTCCTCTCAGCTTGCGCTGGTCTTGCTGATCTGGACTTCAAAGTCCTTCGATGCACCAGACTGCAATCCAATGATGGAAAGAAAGGCCCTAATCGTCGTCTTGTCAGTGACGAGGCCTCGAATTGTAAAGAGTCTGTCAGGAATAGACTTGACTTCCACGTCTAGCGTGAGCTGAGAGCCTCCGACTGCTGTAGTCGTAGAATCTCTGGTCACGAGGTAGGAAGCAATGTTGTCCTGATCAATGTTGTCTGGTGAGATACCAGAAAGCTGCACGAGGTCGTTGGGAAGACGAACCAGGAACGCCTGATCTCTCAGCTCAACATCAATTGAGTCTTCGGCAGTGATTGTCTGGGAGAGAATCACTCGACGTGACTTACCTGTTCCCGAGCGACCCATTGACAGTAGAGCCCCCGTCGAATCTAGACCCTCACCCGTGAGAGTGAGTGACGGAAGACGCACGAGCGAAGGATTGGAGAGCGCAATCAATCGATACTTCTGTGCGAAATTCTGATTTGTCAGCGCTTCAAACACGGGAGTGTTCTTCTCGATCTTCTCCTTACCTACCGTGCGCCCAAACTTTCGAATGAGAGTGTAGTCTACTTCGTCATCTGACAAAGCAAACTTCACGATTGAAAAAGAACCGTCATTCTTAGACAAGAACTCTCGGCCGACATCGGTAAGCACCGAGTCAAGAAGAATGTTATTTGTTGAATGATCGAGGAAACCGATGACACACCACCCGACGCTTACGCGTACTGCCAGGAAAAATTGTAGTAGTACGGACGCTCGCCACTTAGAACCCGACGGATTCCAGCACATCGTCCTTCGATTGCTTCTGCTGCGCGCACGATCGATACATATTCAGCTACGAAGTTTCCATCGCGTGTGAACTGCTTGACCTTTCGACACACACCAGCACGGTCTCGTCCTGACTCGGAGATTCGCTTGCGAATCTCAATTGAGTGGGTTCGCCCAAACATCGGATTATTTCTACCCATGCGAGCAGCAGACATTGCTGCTCGCTCTTCGGTCGACCAGTCGAGCTTGCCCCATGCCTTCCCAAAGTTGTGATTCTCGGGGCCGAAGCGAGCTCCGTTACCGTCTCCGCCTGGTGTGGCGTTGTAGCCGCGGCCGTGATACGTGTCGAGCTTCTGGATCCAGAAGATCTCACGCTCATTGAGCATGTCCAGCGAGTCACATGCTTCGAGAACCTCGCGAGTGAATGCGTCTGTGCCGTGCTTCTTGATTGCACGTGCTAGCGGAACGTCAGACGATAAGCTGGTAGCTACATGACCACGCCAGCGAACATCAAGCAGCTTCGTGGTCTTTCCCACGTAGCGCTTTCCGCTATTGCTGTTAGTGATCAGGTAGACAACCATGAACTTACCTCACGTCGGCTAGTAACTATATGCCCGACTGCAAGTCGGATAAAGGAGATGACTCAGGAACGTAAGTCCTTGAGCTTGATTGTCAAAACTTCTGCTTCTTGAATGTCTGTGTTGATAACCTGCATCTTGTAGACATCGCGTGGGTCGCTTAGTGGCAGAAGTGAAAGATCGTTCCCGTCGGCGTCTTTTACGTCAAGGTACTCAGGATCAAAGTAGATAGACATTCGATCAAATCCAGACGTCTTCATGGTGTCGACGAAGACATTTTCCTGGAGGTAGAGATTGGGAAGCGCCTTAGGTGCTCCCGCACGAGAGACCATCTCTAGATTCAAATTGTTGCCAAAGCGGTCGAAAGTCACTCTATACTGAATTGAGTAATTTGAACTTAGCCCGTGAGCATCAATGCAGCACAGCGCGTAGATGTGGGACGAGTCTTTGTCGAAGTTCAAATCCACAAACTTGGTCTGTGGATTGTTGATCATCTTAGTGATGAATCGCTTTGGAACTCTCTCACTGCGCGGGAGCCTTTCGAGGGAATCGTCAAAATCATACTCGCCCAGCAGCTCAAATGGCAAATCAGTGGTCTTTCGTCGAAAGATCTGGAATCGCTTGATGTCTCGCTGTGGGTTGACTGGAAACGACCAGAGAAGACGAAGCTGATTGTTCGCAAAGTCCCAGTCTGGCCTGAAGTCTGCGGGAGGCGGCGGGGGCGTGTTCTCAGTGCATTGCACCAAAATCTCGGTGCTACCTCTCGAAGCAATAAGACCTGTTCCCAGAACAGACTCACCAGTCGTTGTCACCATTGGAAGACGAACCGCTACAACAGCCTTAACTGTGTAGCCATAAATGCTTCCGTACTTTACGCGAGTGTCAAGAGCAATCGACGTTGTGGGGCCAACAACGATAACTGGATCATGCGGGATAGTGATTTTGCCAACGTACTCGTTCTTTTCAACGATATAGCCGACGCCCTGGATAACTCTTGAATCAACTCCTGACGCCGTCTCATCTACAGACTCGATCTTAATGGGCGTGAACCCAGAGTCGTAATCAAGTGAAGACATTGAAGTTGCGTCAAGGCCAGCGCGGGCTGCCTCTTGTAGTGCAGTGGCATCAGCAACTAAATCAGCAAATTCGTCTGCGTAGAGGTTCAACCTGTCGTCGATAACAGAGTTGACAAGAGTTCCAATGACCTTGTTGCTGACCTGTGTATGGAGAACAACTTCGCGCAACTTCTGAAGGGTTGTCCTCTCAGTCAGGTGCGTCAAGTCAAAATCAGCAAACTCAACTCCGCACGCTGACAGTGAATTGATCGCATCAATGAGAACATTTCCGTCAACACGATTCGACGTCAGATCATTGAGTGTTTTTGCTGCCTCTGTCAAACTGCCGCTCGTGATACCCCTCAGCCCTAGAGAGCCAGATACCATCTTGAAGAGTGTGCCGTCGAGGCCAGTATCCTGGAAGTTGATTGCGGCGAAATCAAAGTTTGAAAATGCAAGCTCAGACTGAATTTTGCGGACATTAGTTGTCGTGAGAAGCTTGTCTGGATCACCCAGCGGGGTGGCATTTCGAGGTGAGAATGCACCCACCAGCGAGGTGCAATCTTGAATCGTGACAGGAGACCAGGTCAACTTCACGAAACGGGGAGTGCTCCCCTTGAGATTGACAAGCTCAGTAGCTGACGCTACGCCTCCAGAGTTGCCGCCCTCGTCATTGATGCTCTCATCGACAGCAAAGAAGTTGTACTGGAACTCTGCAGTGTAGCTACTGACCTCGGGAATGTCAACTACATTGAGAGTTCGTGAAGGGTAAGAGATGGAGGACATCAGAGATCAACTCCCAAAGAAATGACCGAGAAGAATTCAGAAAACTCTGTCTCTCGACCAGCAAGCTTCAAAACAGAGTTGCCATTCGAATCTTCGGTCTCAACTGTGCAGTTCTTAAACGCAGCGCTTCGTAGCAACCGCTTACCTGCTCGAGTTGATGAAGTTTCATCAACATCAATTACGAATTCATCTGGATCGACGGGCAGCATGAATGTTCTCTCGAACATCTTCGTCTGCATTGCCCTTACGCTGAGTGCGGACTTGTTAAAGAAGACCGTCGAGATAAGCCGCTTAAACCGAGCAACGAGTTCGGAATCCAGATCGTTGTCCTCTTCAGTGGAGTCAACATCGTCGACCTCTTCACTATCAGCTCCAGCCAGAGCGTCCATCGCGCATGTACCAGATGATGAAGAGGTGCTCGCTGTGGTGCTCGCTGATGCCTTTGCAGCTGCTGCAATTTGACTTGACGAGTTCTGAATTGAGTAAACCATTGCATCTTTCGCAGAGAGGCCGTCCTGCAGCCCCTTGACATAGAGTGCAACATTCGAATTACTCGCAGTAGAACTAACACAGGGTACGTCGGTGCTCTCCAGAAATGTCTCGAAGAACTCTAGAGCAGCGTCGGTATACGTCACATCAAGCAAGCCTTCATCAACAAGGAATGTATACTCCGCGAAGTTCATACCCGAGAGAATCTTGACGTAGAGCCTAAGAAGCTCGTGAACAATGTGATTGCGAACGAGATTTTCAATCTCTTGACCTGTGAGCCCTTCGTACTCAGACTGCTGGGACATCGTAGAGGCAATATCCAGCGAGCCCAAACCTGCCTCGGGATTAACCTCTCGAAGGCCATAGCCCGACGACAGCACAGAATCTAGAGTAACTCCTTCTCCGATTGCTGCTCGATTCATGGCGAATCGAGACATATCGAAAACAAACGCCATGGGCTTGAAAACCAAGTCCTCAAACTCAGGATCAAGACGATAAACCTTGACTGTCACAAGATCCGCTGATGTGGATGCAATACTTGTATCTTCACCCACGGTGAATGTCGGATGCTGCAATGACGTCAGCAGGCCGGCAGGCATTCCTACTGACAGAATCTTTAGATTGTCTCCTGCTGGCGATACAAATTGTGCCTCGAGAAGGAGTGCTTTAACAGCATTAATTTCACTGTCAGTCAGAACAGTTTCATCGGGTAGTAGAGAGTCGTCTGATGACAGCAGAAGATCTTCGCTAGCCTTCCAGCCCAACGTAACTTGCATATTTGACAACCCTTCAACGAGAGCGTCACCATCAGCATTCTCCAGCAGGGCTGTGAGCTTCTTGCCCGTCGTTGAAGAAGATGACGAACCAAAGAAAGAAGATGTCGTAGCCGCCTGTGCGCTCAGCGTTGACGAAATTGCTCGAAGCATGTCGACCTGATCTCTGATCAAAGCTTCCTCAGCTTCAAAAACTTCAGCCAGAGCTTGCAACTTAGCAGAATATGACTCTGACGAACTTAGTGATGATCGTGATGTCCCAGTTTTCGTACTCAAATAGCTCGACTCTGAGATTCGCTCGGCCAGTGATAGCATCTTGCTTCTTACTGTGCTGCACTTTGACTTGTTGACAGAAATCTTAACCTGGCCGCCATCAGATGCGGATGAGAACTTGACATCGACGAATGCACTATAGAATGAAACGACTGTCTCAAAGAGAAGCAGAAGCAGAGTATCATCTGACAATCTGTTCATTCTTGTGAGCCCGGTTGACGTCTTTGTCTGATCGTCATCATAGCGATGTGAGTTGCCTGCGGCAACAATTCGGGTTGCTGACTCTAACTGCTCGTCAGCATAATCTGCCATCTTAGAGAAGATGAAATTGTCATTTGATGATCCCGCGTCCAGGATGTCTGTGATTGAACCGTCAGCAAGAGTAACCGTTCTCGATGCCTCTGAGCTGCTTCGCCTCAAAGTCTGCCTTGAGTGACCCAAAGCTCTGGCTGTTGTCAATGATTCTGCAAAGAGAGTTTCAACGCGCTGCTCGATGGAAGAGGGTGTTCCTCGAACAACCATTGACGCTACAGCGCTGCCTAGACTGCTCTTAGTTGACTTAATTGCTGACACTGCTGAGATGGCCTTAGATGGATTGGTGCTCCGGCTTCCTCTTGATCGTGTAGAGGTCGCATCTGCTTCGGCTGCGGCTTCAGCTGCAGCTTCTCCGAAATCATCGAGTCCAGGTAGTCCTCCCGGACCGCCTCGGCGCCCGCCACCAGAACCGCCTCCACTGGTCCCGCCTCCCGACGGATCAGACGTTGAAGATGACACGTAGCCGCCGGCACGAATAGCGACGAGATAATTGAAGAGCTGCCGCTTAAGAGTCGGATCTGTTTGTGCAGCAACTAGAAGGGCAGCACCCAGCGCCTGCTCCTCGGTGATTGACGCACCCTTTACGAGCGTTTCAATTGAGTCCGCAACAAAGGACATAATGTCTTTGAAGACTGAGATGTAGTAAAGGGTTCGATGCTCATCGTCAAAGTTCATCAACTTTGCGATTGCCGATGAACCGTTCTCTACAGTAGACTTGACGCTTGATGCGTAGTCATCAAGCGCGTTAGTCTTGAACTTATCAGAGCCTCGAAGGATTCTGTCGACCAGGAAGATTGTCCCGGGAACAAACGTCTTTTCCTCATCTGGATCAATGATGACACGACTTTCAAGCGGCAAAATAACATTGCCGTCGGCGTCGAGGAATCGACTAATGCTAGCAAGGGATCCTTCGCTGGGGATTCCGTCAGTAATCTTTTCGCCCGGGTTCCCGATGATCCTTGTCATCAAGTTGCCTGATTCAACTGTGTAGGCATCATCAAGAGATGTACCCGTCATAAGCTTGACGCCAGCCGACATGCGGAGCTCTCTCGAAAGAGCAACGATAAGAATCTTGATTCGATCCTCGTCGTCGGCTGGTAGGCTGTCAAGAAAACTTGAGAAGTCGGCGTCGGTTGTGGGGTCAAAAAGATTGTTTGTAAGTGCCCCAGTGCCGAGCTGGTGAGTTAGCAAATTGCTAGTCTGTGATCTGACTGATGAAGGGGTGAATGTGAAGTCATCGTCTGACGAGAGGGTCGTCAGAATTGTGATCGGGCTTGTGTCATCCTTACGATCAGAGTCGTAACTTCCCAAGAGCTGTGGTGAGAACGCGGTAAGTGAGGCCTCCAAATCCGCGAGAATCTGTCCCACAAATTTTGTGTTCGAAAATGCCTCGACGTTAGACTTCTCGAACCCAAGCTGACAGCCCAAAATTCCAGCGGGGGTACTGAACTGTCCGACGGGCGGGAGTTCAACACCTCGAGATGACCGAAGAAGCTTAACAGCTGCCTGCAGCGAATCAGAATTGTGCTTCAAATCCAGCGACCGCTTCATGTCATTGACAGTTAGCATGATCTTCGACAAGAATTCAAGCTGTGACTGGACGCTTGCAACTTCTTCGTCGTACTCAGCTTGCAGATTTTCAAGACTCTCGTCAAAAACTGCAATCTCAGATAGTGTTGCCTGCAGAGCCTGGACGTCTTCTGTCCAGAGGTTTCGCGCAGTGACAAGAAGATCAAAAAGCTGGCCCGCTGTTGTTCCTTCGTCAGTCTCAGACTTTACTGGAAGAAAGCTGAAGAGGGAAAGGAGTTCGGGTCGAAGACTGCTTAGTGCTCGCTCAGACAAAAGTGCATCGATGCCCTCAGGAGAGTCAATGGTTAGCTTTTCTGCGGCTGATCCCAAAAATCCCAATACTGACACTGACCCTGGGGACTTGCCAGTAGCAATAGACAATGCAGTTCGAGACTTAGTGCTCGTCGAGCCCACTCCCGAGACCGCATTGGTGATGATTTGATTCTTTGACTTTGAGACGCTACGTGCCATCTTTACTTCTTCACCGCGACTTCGCTTAGTGACTCAATCCGACCAGCAGTAACTGGAGACCCTTGCGTGTAGTCATTGTAGATGGGGACAACCTGATAGGTAACCTGCCCGACACACTTACTCATCTTCTTGTCTACATGCTTAAACGAGCCATTTGACGAGATGTTGTGAGATCTGCCGATAATCGTCTTCATTCCGAGCTTAGTAGCAACGATTACGAAGTGATCAATCTTATTCATGCTACCCTTGACCTTCCAGCGAACAACATTGTGCCCACGAGAGTTTGCTCTAACGCTAGCAGACACGATTGAAGGCAGCCGACTATCAGTTGAAATGTCAATAAATCGCTGAACACCTGCGAAGCCTGCCGCAAACTCTTCGCTTACGTCTGTGCCTGCTACGACATTTGTTGCAGCTAATGCACCACTCTTGAGTGTAGCGGGACGGAGATAGCGACTTGGCTTAAACGAGTACTCTCTACCTGATGTCGGATCAATCTTAGTTCGTGTAGCACTATCGAGCAAAGTATCGGGAGTTCGAAGCAGCGCGCTGACAACATAGCGATACTTGCGTCCGCTTTTCAATGTTGAGACGTTATTTGTCGAGCGCAGACTCTTGTCAGAGAATTCTGGATCTGTGATGACACCAAAGCTTTCGACGTCACCCGTCTTGAGATCAACACGCTCTACATGAAAGGCAAGAAGATCTGATAGATTTTCGCGATCAGCTTGAATGTCTGTCTCAAAGTACTTTGCCAGACCACCTGCTTCAAGAACATCATTGAGCGCTGTCACTCCAGTCTTGGGCACCGTGCCCAAGAGAGAGAATGAAACATTGATATCGCCTGATGAGTCGATGTCAACTTCGGGCGATCCCAAAGTCATCTCAACTGCATTGCCATTGAGCACTTGGTACGTGACAGTAGCCAGACCAGTTGTCATAAGCTCTCGGCCTTCACGAGTGAAGACCTTGGCTCGATACTCATAAACGTGATCGTCTTTGACGTTGATGTCTTCAAAGATGAGAGGGCCAGTCCCTTCTGTTGGCAGACGAACAGGCTCATCAATGCTGAGCGGCGTGAAAATCTGCTCGTGCAGAGTAAGATCACGACGCACGACCATGACAGGGCCGGGTGTTTCGAGACCTGCCACTCGAATGTCAATTCTTCCTGTCTTGATAAAAGCTGATACCGAGCTGAACTTGACGTCGAGCTCAGCACAGTGCTTGGGTCCCATTAAGAAAGACGTCGATGCAAGATTGTTGTTGACACCAGGAAAAACAAGCTCTGCAAACTCAGTGGAACGAGATCCCATCATGACCCAACGAGCCTGCATGGTTGCTGCATAGTTGTTGTAGTTTGCCATACTGAAGTTCTGCGTGAGAATCTCAGACATGCCACCAGCTGTCATTTCTCCGAGCTGCACCCAGACAGCTTCGTTAGAGGGGAACGTGGGCCCGTTGTTGCCCTTTACCCAGATCTCGTAAATGTCCGTTGCACCCAGGACGTCCACACCATATGTGTCAGAGATTCCACTAAACACTTGATCGCCGACAAGATCCTCGCTTGCAAGCGGACCAAAGAGATCTTCTCGATCATTGTAAATGTTCGAGTCAACGCTTCCCAAATCATCTGGGTCTACGCCGGTGATTGCTGACCCAAGATTGAGGCCATTGCCCGCACCAGGTAGCTCATCTGCTGTCCCAGGGAAGAGAAAATCGCCGACCTTCTCAACGCAGTCGACTTGACAGCCTGCTGATGCTACTGTGTTGCCACTCGCGTTCTTAGCCCCGATCATGAGACTAAACCGACTTCCCAATCCGCTGAACTCGCCCGATGTGAGTTGAAACGTCTCTACAACTGTCGCTGATCGTGATGTGCGCTGTGATGTGACGGGGACTTTTTCGTTTGTATCGATCTCGCTAGCAGATGAAATGTCTAGAATCTCGCCCAGCAGTGTGCGCTTCAGTAGATCTAGCTCTGTACCAGACGATCGCATGCGACTCTTCGGAAGGAGGCCCTTTAGCGAATCTTCAGTGGACGCATAAGTGGATTCAAAGCGACCTGCTTGGGCGGGAGAGATGCCCTTTCTGAGGATGAGGTTTCTTGCAGTGGACTTAGCAGATCTCGTACCTGGTGGATTATCAGCC